ACTGCTGCCGCGAAAAATGGCGAACTCGATGCCCTGCGCTTTTGCGTTGTTGAGAAACCGCTCGAAGCCGGGAATCTGAACACAAAGCGCTTTGATGGCTTCTGCGGGCGACCGCACCGACAGCCTGAGCGACCGCCCGAACTGCCGAAGTTGGCCATACAACACAACGTTCGTCATTGGCTGAGATTCAATTGAAAGCGCTGACATCTTTTCTCCAGACGTAAAAAAACCACCCGTAGGTGGTTGATGATGGCGGCAGTTAATTCATCCAGCGCAAGACATTACAGCATCAAGCACGCGCTGGAGCGGCGACTGCCATGTTCGATAGAAGTGATAGCTGATGTGCGAACCGCCTTGGGTGGGCGTGACATCAACTAGATGCATTGGGGACTGAGCATCTGGGGCAAGAACCGACAAGCGACCTCCCGAAGACTGCAGGACACCTCCCAAACTCGCGCCCAGAACGGTGGTGCGCTGCCATGCGTCGCGAACACACTCAGCGGCCTGTTGAGGCTGCAGCCGGGAGTCCAGCTCCAAAAGCGAAGGATTATTTCTTGTGTCACCCACGGTCGCGCACCCTGCTAGCGATGCTAGCCCCAACCCTACTGCTAGAATTCGCACGCGATTTACTTTGAGCATCCGTTTTCTCCAAAAAAATCTACTTATAGTCAATGTAAGGTCCGATATGAGCGCCGCTCATGTCTCCACTGATTCTGTAAAAAACTTCTTGGTTTACTTGGACATCGGCAGTTATGGTACGCACCGCCATACCTGTACAGAGGCCAGTTTCTGCCAGCCCTACCCCAAGATTTGGTCGCCCAGCAGCAAGATAGAAGCTCGCTATTTGGCCAGGTCCTACTTTAGCTGCCCTCAACCCATCGATATACACTACGACGTCGCAGCCTGAACCCACGAATCCTGAATCGCGCACGACAGAAAGTTTTCCGCTCTTTCCAAGCAACTTGGACTGAAAGGCATAAAGTTCGTCGGCTGGTACAGGATCGGCTTCTTGGATGGAGGTAGGCGGTGAAGCACACCCTCCTAATAGGACAAGCCAAACACTCGCCATCAAAACTCGCATGTGAATTCTCCCTGAAAACCATGACAGTAGCAGCCTGAGCTGTCGATCAACCAGCCTCCCGGTGCCGTAAGACAAGCCGTGTGCGATCGAGCCATGGCCCGCCGTACACGATGATTTCCGAGGGCCTGCCCAGCAAGTGGTGCAGCATGAACGGGCCGGGGCCGAACACCTGCCCTTCTTCGTCCGGTAACCGCGCATCGCCACCCAGGTAGATCCCCGCATGGTTCGGATGCGCCGTACGGCCCACGGCCATGACGATCAGGTCGCCGCGCTGCGGCTCGCCCACCGGGTAGAATCCTGCCGCCTCATAGGCCTGTTCGTACAAGCTCGGACCATCCGCCCGTTCCCACCAGCCCTCTTCCCGTGCATAGGGCGGAAACTCCAGCCTCCACTCGCGGCGGTACCAGTCTGCGCACACCTGCCAGCAATCCCAGGCGCCATGCACGAAGGAGCGTCCGAGCAAGGGAGTGTGACCGGTGGGCGTGATGCTGCGCAGGTCGCCTTCGGGCCACGACAAGATGTGCCAGGGCAGACCGGTGGCCTCGCACATGGCCAGATCCCGTGGCGAGGGCCGGCTGGTGGCATCGGGGTGCGAGTGGACGATGCCGATGACCTCGCCCTGGTCTTCGGCGGCTGCGTATTGCGCGGGCGAGATGCGAAACTCTTCGGCAGGCTCGGTCGCGGTGTTGGTACAAGGGATGTAGCACTGGGCCGGGCCGGCGGCCACGATCAAGCCGCAGCTCTCACGCGGGTACTCGGCGGCGGCGTGCGCCTGCACGGCGCTGAGGATGTCTGGATGCATGGTCAACTCCGTGCGATCAGTGAAACGGCCGGAAAGCCGCCGAACGGCAACGGGTTGCCTTGGCCGAAGCGCACGGTGCAGCCCGAATCCAGGCAGCCGTTGCATTGGTCCTTGGCCGGGTCGTCGGTGGGTGTGCCGTCCAGGTCGTAGTAGGGGCCGGTATAGCCGCAGTTGGGGCCGCGGTAGCCGGCGATCATCGCCCAGTGGCAGAGCTGGGTCATTTGCCGGCCGATGGTTTCGCCACCGACGTCGCCCGGGCTGGCCAGTTCCCAGGCTACCGTAGTGCCGTTTTCAGCCATTTTCTGGTCCAGGTACCAGACCTCGATCGCTTCTTCGGTCGGGTCCGCTTCCGGGTTGCCGTCCGGGAAGTTGTTCGCGTCCAGGTAGCGCGCCAGGGTATGGCGCAGGGTCAGCTTGAATTCGAGCAGGTCGTCGAAGGCCAGGCACAGGGCGGTGATGCGCCCTTCGACGTTGCCCACGGTCAGGGTCGGCCGTACCGAAGTGCCGTCGGCGTTGGCGGCGATGCCGTCCAGTTGCAGCGGCCAGGCGCCATACTCTTGCCCCTGCCACCAAATCGACTTGGCCGGCAAGGTGTCGGCCGCGTCGCCCGCGGCGGCCAGCTCTTGCGCCGAGTGGGGAATGGCGTGGCTGTGGAAACGTAAGGTGTCGGCGCCGAAGTCCGACCCGTCGAGCTCGAACAGCAGCACTTCGCTGCCCGGCTCCAGGGTCTGCAGTTGTTTGATCAATGACATGGCAATGCCTCAGGGATGGAAGGCGCGCTCGAAGGTGGCGCTGAGCCGGTACAGGCCGCCGCCGAGCGGCGTGGAGCGCACGTCGGCGCAGGTGTAGAGGCCCAGCTCGCCCAACGGTGGCGTCCAGAGAAAAGCCTTGGCGCCGGCATGCCGGTCGAGAAAGACCAGGATGCGGCGTGCCTGCTCGTGCGAGCCGGTGACGCTGATCGGGTAGCGGTCCTCACGGTTGTTCGGGCCGTCGCCGACCACCTGGCGGTAGCCGTTGCCGAAGCGTGCGGCGCGGGTGCGGTACTGGATCTCGCCGGCTTCGCCGCGTTCGATGTTCCAGCGGAAGGTCTCGATAGCCATCAGCGTCTCCCCTGGCTGCTGCGGTAGCTCATGCCGCCCGGTCGCCAGGACTCGGCCACGGCGCGTTCGGCGGCGGTTTTCATTTGTTGCTCCATGCGTTGCTGCAATAGCTGCGGGTCGAGCTGGCCGCCTTCGCCACTGCGCTCCTGGGCGTTGACGTTGACCACGGTGCTGACCTGGATCGCGGTGCCCCCGCCGCTCGCGACCTGGAAAGCGCCCGACCTGGGGTTGGATGAGCCGCTGTCGATGGCGGTGCCAGTGTTGAGGTTTTCCAGGTAATCGCGCATGCCCGGCCGGCTGACGATTTCCCGGCGCAGCACGAACTCGCCGCCATGCACGACGCCGGCGGGTTCGTATTTGCCGCCGTTGCCGGTGTAGCCGCCGTCGGAGAATTCGACGTTGTACTTCAAGCCCGCTGCTGCTTGGCTTAGGTCAGGTGTAAACGACAGGGCGCTTGAGGAACCCGAGGAAGCGGCGCTTGACGAGGCGGCTCCGCCCAGCGCGCTGATCGCCGCGCCGGCCAGGCTCGACAACAGACTCGATGCCGCCTGACGCGCCGCCAACCTGGCCATGTCGGCCAACACCGATCGCGTGAAGTCGGAAAAGGAAAACTTGCCGGTGAGCGCGAAATTGACGACCGAGTCTTCCATGGACTTGAAGGTATCGGTGAAAAGCGCCTCGGTCTGCTTGGCGACCGTAGCAGCAGTCTCCTGATAACCCTTCAACGCCTTGATGCCACCTTCTTTGGCCTCGTCACCAAAGAGCGCAAAACCTGTTTTTGGCTTTTCGTCTTTCTCCGATTTGCTGTCTTCGGGAAACAAACTGGATACGCTATCGAGCTCGGTCTTAACGGGAAAGAGCGGGGTCGTCAAAAGCCTTGAGCTGATTGGCGAGTCTTTCTCGAACGCCGGCGTGGGATAGGGCATCGCCTCCACGCCCTGCACGGGTAAAGGGACGATACCGGTGACCGACGCTTGTTTTGCATGGGGCGTTTGGCGCACACGTGCAGGAGCACGTGGAGCGATCAGTGCGGCTGGAGGTTTGTGCGGCGTTTGCAGCGCTGTTATCTGTCCTAGCAAAGCTTTTTCGGCACGTGCGTATTTCGCTTCCAGTTCCGGACCGAAGCCACCCTCCACGCCGAGCGCATCAGCTTTGGCCGCCCGCACATTATCCAGTCGAAGCTGCAAGCGCTCGAGCTGGGTCATCGCCGCGTTCGCCTCTCGACCGATCTGCTTTGCAGCCGAGATGGCAGCCTCTTCACTGCGCTGCCTCTCAGCCGCCAACTTGGTCGCCGTCTGCTGTTGCTCAAGCTGAAGCTTGAGCTTAGCCAATGCCTCTTCGTCCTGCGCTTGGGTTCGCCCCGCCGTCATCATGTTCGGATTTTCATCGAACACAGTGGGGTACCGATCATAGTTGCTGGGCGTTTTTATCCTGGTTTCGAGCTCAGCTATCTGCTGAGTCAGCGTCGTTTCCCGACCGATGTTCTTCAGCGCATCGAGCGCATGGGCAGCGGCATTCTGAATGCCTCGCCAGCCGCGCTCGACGATGCCCAGGTTGTCGTCGATCTGCTGGGCACGGGTAGCCAGTGTGTCGGCGTAGGCGTCAGTAAGCACCTGAGCCGCAGCCGTCTGGTCGCCCTGTGCCTGTAGTGCTTCGATTTGACCGTAGGTAGACGCGGTCAAAAAGTGGTACTGATCGTTCAGCGCCTTCGCTGCCGTGACAGGATCTTCGGCAATGCGGGCGAACTCGGCGATGGTGGTAGAGACCGATTTGCCCGTGGCATCCTCCATGGCCAAAGCGGCGCTAGCGATGGTTTCGAAGCTGCCTGTAGCGATCGAACCGTTGCTCGCAAGCTCGGCCAGTGCCGCCGCAGCCTGGCCAATGGTGCCATTGCCCGCACCAACACGCGCCGCCATGTCGCCCAAGGCGTCGGCTGTGACGCCAGCATACTGTCCGCTGAGGATTAAGGCCTGATTGTAGGCATCAGCCTCTTTGCTACCCTCGGCATAGCCATACACAACCGCCCCGACGGCTGCCGCAGCAGCGCCGGCGCCCACGGTCAGGGCACCTGCTCCTCTGATAAGTCCTGGCATGAGGGTGTCTATGGCATTGACCACGGTTTTGGCATTGCCAACGGTATCAACCGCAGTATTGAAGCCCTCAAGCGCGCCGCCCAGGCCACTACTGCCAGTGGGCTCGGCGATCGTGCCTGGACTCGCGGCCGGCATGCGGCTCAGGTCTGCCTGCTGACGGGCCACTTCGGTTTGCAGATCGCTGAGCGCCTGTAGCTCACTCAAAATTTGCTGCGTGGTGAACTGCACGTTGGTCAAAGTGGCCGACCAAGCCCTGTCTGCCTTGGTCGCAGCCTGCTCGCTACGCTGGGTAGCGAGCGTGAGTTTGTCGAGGTTGTTGGCTGCCTGGGCAGCCTGTGTGGAGTCAACCCGTACCCTCAATTCGGCAAGTGTTGCCATGGTTTACTCCCTGGATTGCGCCATGACGGCCAGTGCTTCGGCCTCCATGGCGCGCAGGTCGGGGAAAAGCGCCCCCAGGGCGCGGCGCCCGATGCCAAGCATCGAGGCCACGACAGGGAGCGCGGTGTAGTCCAAACCGTACGGCCCGCCCGGCGCGATGCGCCATTGCGTGCCCAATGCCTCGAAGACGCGCAGGGCCGGCCACAGATCGGGCCAGACCTGCAGGTCGTCTTCGGCAAGGTCTGCGGCCGTCAGCCCGAACGCGGCCAACTGTTCAGCCCGCGGGCCAGGCGCATAGAGCGCTCTGGCCGCGGCCCTCAGTTTCCCAAGCGGGCCGGGGCGTAAGCACTCTGGTAGGCGTCGATGACGGCCTTGGGCGCACCGGTGCAGGTTTGCACCAGGGTGTGCAGGGCGGCATCGTCGAACGGGTCGTCCAGGCCCCAGCCGAGCACGATCGCCTTGAGCTGCTCGGCCTGGAAGCGGATTTCCTCGGCAGTCATCGTCGCCCAGCTGATGCCCTCCTCCTTGGCCTGGGCGATCAGCGCGTCACGCGCTTCGCTCCACTCGTCGAACAGCTTGGCCAGGGCCAGACGATCGAGGTAGCGGAACTCGAACTGCACCTCCACCGGCGCATGCCCGACCCGCGGCAGCGCCACGCTGGCGCTGAAGGTCGGGTTGTGGGCAAGGGTGATCTTCGTCATGGGGCCTCCTTAAGCCGCTGCCAGGTAGCGCAGCGGACGGTTGGACAAGGCGATGTTCACGGTACGGGTCATCAGGCTGTTGCGCTCCATGGTCGGCGAGCTGGAGATGGTGACGTAACCGGTGTAGAGAATCTGGTCGCCGCCAGGCAGCTTCAGACGCACCACGGCCAGGTCCTTGGCATCGCCATACGCTTCGATCAAGGACACATAGGCGGCTTCGGGCTGGTCTTCGACGGTGATCGCCAGGGTGATCGGGTTGCGGTTGGTGGGCAGTTGGCGGTCGTCGTCGTCTTCCAGGTAGCCGACCGTGAGGTACTGCTGTTCGCCGCCGGTGGCGGTGAAGGCGGTGACCTTGGAGATCTGCGTCCAGTTGCTCGCCGGCACCACGCTGCCGACACCGCTGCCGGCGGTGTATTTGTTGAGGTTGGAGGTGTCCATCCCGTCCAGGCGGAAGGCATCGGCAGTGACGCCGGTGACCCGTGCGGCACGGTCGTTGATCAGCGACCAGCCGGAGTTCACCAGCACGGTATCGCCGTTCTTCAAGGTGTGGCCGGCCGCAGCGGCCGAAGGCGTGGTGGCATTGGTCAGCGCTGTGAAGGCGACGGCTTTGCCCAGGGTGCCGGCGATTTCCAGTACGGCGCCATTAGGGAGTGGGAAGCGTTCGGTCATGATGTTTTCCTTGGAGGTAGGTATAAAAAAACCCGCCGAGGCGGGTTGGGGTGTTGCGGTACATCGAGGGGCCTGCTCGGCGAAGCGCGCCGATCAGGTTCAATCGATTCGTTTGAAGGCCTGGCGCATCAGCCAACGCTTGCAGCGCAGCCAATAGGTCAGGACCAGCATGTGGCGGATGCCTGCCAGGGCCAGGGCCACATGCAAGGTCACCGCCGCAGTGCTGGGGTTGAAGAACAGGTGGTCGCCGCCTGCCAACAAGGCATAGCCGCTCAGGGCGATCGCGGCGTACAGCAGCTTGCCGAACACACCGTCGCGTACCTTGGCGCTAAGCACTGCCCAGCTGGCCCAGAAAGCGATGCCTCCGGCCGCGGTCGCATTCAAGTACTCGAGGATCATGCGCTGGGCCCTCCGAACTTCGACTTGATGATGGCCCACAGGTCGGCCGCTTTGATCGCACGCAGGATGGCGGCGATCAGCGAACCGCCGAACGTGCCCAGCAGAAAGCCCACGCCGGCCACGCTACGTGGTTCGGTGATGGCGAAATAGCTGCTGACCATGCCGGTCAGGTAGTGCGCGCAGGCCATGCCGGTAAGCAGGAACAGTGACCAGGCTTTGCGATCGGTAAGGTCGTCTTTGTGCCAACGGGTGGCGATCAGGGCGCCCATCAAGCCGGCGAAGGCCAGGTCGAACTTGTCGAGCAGCCGGTGAAAGAAATCCATGCGCTCGACTCCAGAGGCGGGTTCTCGAAAGCGCCTTCCGATGAAAAGCCGAAACACAGGCAATAAAAAACCCGGCGCGATGGCCGGGTTTCTTGGAAGGCGGTATTTGTTTAAAGCTGTGACGATGGGTAAATACTGCCACCAACCGAGCAGGAACACAATACGTGTTAAGCGATTTTTTTCATTTCATGGATTCTGCCTGCGACGGCGGCCAAGGCACGCTGATCGAGGTCTTCGCAACATTCGAATGCCGAGCGCACGTAACCACCCCACTCACGCTCCCAACTCGCCGAAGCCAGGCGAATGCCATAGTGCGCATCCAACCAGGCACGAAAGGCCTCGGGCGCTGCCAGCGGGTCGCCATTGGCCGATTGCCCGCCCTGGTGCATGTAGCGGTAACGCGCCATCACGCCTTTGACCAGGTATTCGAGCTTTTCGCGCTTGGCGGCCGTCATGCGCGCGGCACGCTGTTGGACCATGAGGAAGACCGTCCCTTCGGCATCCTCCTGCTCGCAGGCGTCCAACCGTGGCGAGTACATGTAGTTGCCAAATGCCCGCAATGGCCGGCTGAGCCCAGCGATGGCCGCTTGCACGCTGCCGGCCAGGGTCTGGTGCACGGCCTGGCTGGCACGGCGCTGGCCTTGGGTGGTCTGCACTTTGGTGCCCAGCTGCGCGACCGATGAAGCGAACACGCTCTGGCTACTGATCGAACTGTAAGTGCAGTCGTGCCAAGCTTGGCGGGCAGTGTTCAGACGCATGCCATGCCCTCCCCGATCGTCGCTGAGCAGAAGCCCAGTGCGCAGCGCAGGCGCTGTCGGTGAAGGGCTGGAATGACCCCTGTGCGGGCGATAGTAGGTGTGTAACCTTTGAATGAGATGAGCGAACGCATAATCGGCCTCGGAAGCATCACCGGGGCACGGTCCCGGCATCAGTGAGCCTGGAGTAGCGTGTCGTAGGGCTGACGGAAGCGGCTGGATCGCCACACCTGCTTACCCGCGACAATCGAAGGCGGATCAGGCATGCTCCGTCAACGAACGAACACAGATAAACACGCACAGTGATTAAAGTAAACACGATAAGTGTATGTCGATCATTTCATTTCGTGATGAAATAGCGCCTATGAACGAATCCCTCCACCAGCGCATCAAGCGCCTCCGTAAAGCTTCGGGCCTGTCGCAAGCGCAGTTGGCCGAGGCTTGCGGGTGGAAATCGCAATCACGGGTAGGCAATTACGAAGCTGGGACGCGCGAGCCAACCCTGGCGGACATTGCCGCCATGGCCACGGCGCTTGGCGTGGACTCGGCCGAGTTGTTGCTCGACACGCCGCCGCCCTCGCCGTCCGCTACAGCCTCCATGTCTGCCGCCGACATGGTGCGTGAAATGCTGGCTAAAAAAGGTACCGCACTTTCGAGCGAAGCCCGCGAGCGGCTGCTGGCCGCAGCCGAAGAACCGACCGACCCGCCAGCCCCCATCCTCGAAGAAGCTCGCCCGAACCTTGCCGGCGATGAAGTCTGGGTGGCGCATTACGATATCCGCGCAGCCATGGGCGGCGGACAGATTCCCCACGATTATCCGGAGATGCTCCAGGACGTGCGGGTCAGCCCCAAACGTTTGCGGGAAATGGGGGTGACCTTCACCGAGCACCACCACCTCAAACTGGTGACCGGGTGGGGCCAGTCGATGGCGCCGACCATCAAGCACCGCGATCCTTTGCTGGTCGATGTGAGCATTCGCGAGTTCGTGGGTGACGGCATCTACCTCTTCTCCCACGACGACATGCTCTACATCAAACGTTTGCAGAAGAAAGGACGCCAGCACTTCAAGATGATTTCCGACAACACCAATCATCCTGCCGAGGATATAAGGGTCGATGAAACCTATATCCAAGCTCGGGTGTTGTTGGTGTGGAACGCCCATTTGGTGTAGCGGCGCTGTGCAAGGGGCATGTTGCGCGCCCCTTCCGCATCACCGCCAAACGGTCCTTGCACGGCCGTCGGTGACGGTGGGGTCAAAATGGTGGGTCTTCATGCTCGGCGTTGCGCACCTGCGCAATGCAGTCATCTTGCTCCGACGACGGCCGGCGCCCCCAGCGAACAGTCACACTGTCGTCGTCATTGAATGTCAGCGCCAGCTCCGGCGTTTCGCCCAAGGCTTCCAGCATCGTCGCCCATTCCGTTTCGCCATCGTTGTGCAGGCGGTGGATGGTCACCCAGCGCTGCATCTGCGCGACCGGGTGATTGATCATCGCGGAGGCTCTGAGGTTCAAGCGCTCCAACCCGGTCATCTGTTCAGGGTAAGCGGGTGTGGAGGATCCGTCGGTAGTCACTGCCAATCTCCTATAACTGTATGTACGTCCAGTGTTTTGGCGAGCATACATTAAGCCGTGGGAAACGTGAACCGGGTTTGTAAGCTGATTCGCTAACCAGGTTAAAGAATGGGCTGGCATTCTAGGGAGATCTGGAAAAGGCCATGAGCATCTTTCGACGTCTGCTTGAGCCCTGCAAAGCTGCAATATAAACGCTCATCCTGTGGCGGATGAGCCGGGAGAACCGATAAAAAGCCCGGGCCTTAGCCCGGGGTTGAAGGGCTGGAAAGTATTACCGGATCAAGACGCCGAGTAGTTCCAATGGCTCAAACGCTTGGCGAAATACGGCGTCACCAGCGAAACGGTCGCCGCTTGATCGGCTCGGTCGAGGCTCATCTTCTCGCCGTCCGAACCCGGTCCAGTGATCCACAAGGTGGCAGGTACCTTCTCGGTCACCAGGCGATCCAGCAAGTTTTTCAGCGCCGTGCGCGCTGCATCGGTACTGGGAATACCCACCTCACCGATATAGGTGGCCATCTTGTTGTGGGCCGCATAGGTGAACATCGGGCCGAACACCGTATCGGTGAATACGTTGGCGGCAATTTTATCGTTATCACTCACGTAGGCGCCGCTCGAACTGCCGTTGTAGTCGCCATAGCCGTGCACTTCCCACACGATTGAGTTCGCAGGGTCGACGATGCGCGATTGCAGATCGCCCGAGTACCGCTCCCAGCTTCTCGCGCTCGCATAGTGCAATCCGCAGATGAACACCGGCTTTCTGGAACTGTTGCGTAGGTACTTCAGCACCGTGTTCATGGTGTTGATGTACAGCGTTTTCATGCCCTCTTCCGTGATGTAATCGGTCGCGCTCGTATTGTCGGCCTGCTCGTAAGGTTCGTTGCCCAACCCCCAACCCAACACCATTGGATCGTCGCAGGCCTGAACGAGTTTCTGGTGGAAGTTGGCCAGGTGGATGGCAGTCCAAGCCGCGCCGCTGATGCTGTTGTTGTCATTGATCAACACCGGCTCGGTGGCTCTCCATTTGTTGCCTTGATTGCCGGCCTGATTGGCCGGCAGCAGCCGACCGGTCATTTTGCCGTTCGACGTTTCGTAGCGCATCAGGCGCATGTAGTGGTGCGGATCGGGAATGATCTTGGCTTGGCCATTGGAGTCCTCTCGTATCCAGCCCAGCATTTCCTTCCATTTGCTGACGAACGTCGCGTCGAGGCTTGCGCCCTGCCCTGGCAGCCCTTCGTTGGTAAGGCCGATCGCGCGTTGCACCTCGAAAGGAAAACGGATCAACCGGACGCCGCGCTGTTTGACCCACAGAGTAATGGTGTCGCGCGAAGGCCAGAAATAATGCGTACCGGCTTCGCCTGGGACGATCTGACGAGCGTTGGCATGGGAACCGAGGTTGATCCCCAGAAGCGGGATATCGGTCAGCGTATTGATGCCAGTGCTTGAGTTAGCCAT